GTCAAAAATACCTGTCATGGATACGCCAAGCAGTCTTTCCTCTTCACAGTTCTTTTTCCACTCTGGACGAAGGTATGGGAAGTTGGTAAAGGTAGATTGAACTGTACCGATGATTGTAGCGATCTCAATCTTCTTCTTCAGTATTGCGGCAGTATCGTCTTGACGAACTACGACTGTAGAAAGATTGCAGAATTCAAATGGCTTGAGAATGATCTCTGAGCATGGGTTTGTACCATATTCGCAGTTTGGATCACGGCCAGACTTTGCAGCCTGTTCCTGTAGTGCCTTACGATTGATCATTCCACGTTCACCGCTGTGGCTGTTGTATAGTGAGGTCCACTCTTCAAGGAATTGACCCATTGGAGGACGACCACGATAGACAGCAGAGTTGTTGGCATATGAACGGAAACCGGCCTGCTCCCACCATGCACCACTCTTGCATAGTGCCATTTCACGATCAGCAAGATCGCTCAATGAGATCATCGCAGAACGACGAACACCACCAACAATAACTGCATTTGCAATAGCACAGCAAACATCGTGACACTCAAGAGCAGTCAGTCTGCGTCCTTGTGCGTTGTAGAAAATCTTCACGACAAACTTGAATAGATTGTCTAGAGGAGCAGGCCCACTAGCACGACCACCAAAAGTCTTAAGTCTTGCTCCAGCAGGACGAATCTTGCTTAGATCCCATTTAACGTGACGACCCGCATAGAGGTGATCCATGATGAATTTGATTGCGTTGCCCCAACCTTCCTTGGAGTCCTCAACAACATAAGTTATATTGAAAGACTTTTCAATCTTGTTAGCAACTTGTGGAAGCTTGTCGGTGTATTGATGTTCAACTGAATATCCAACACCAGTGCCATTCATGAGAACGACAAAAAGTTCTGCAAACGAATCAAGACTGTCGATTGGCAAGTATGAGCAATTGTATAAGCAAGTGTTGTCGTGATCCAACGCAGGACCAGCAGTCATGAGGCTGCGCATGGAAGGAAGAACTTCTAGATTGAGAATTGCTTCCTTGACATCTGGGCGTTCAGCAAGTTGTGGAACCTTCCCAGTAAAGTATTTCCACCACCGGTCTACACATTCATCCCAAGTCTCACGACGATTTTGGTCGTTGAGCCAGCGAGAGTAGCGAGAGATGAAAATAAACGATTGAAATGGTGATAAAATTTCGGCCATAATTAAATTCCTAAGTGGGTGTCTTATTTAGTTGTTAGAGTCTGCCACGAAACCGGGAAAAGGGGAGCAATTAATTTATCAATTGCTTTTGCATATTCTTTAATTTCCCATTGAGCGTGTGCGTCGATTCTCAAGTTATAAACGCGGGCAAATGCATAGAGAGAACCAGTCCACACAAATTCCGTATAAGTTCCTTGTGGCAATATTGAACGCGCCTGTTCAGGAGCAACACCATCAGCCAAAAGTTTATTGTAAAGATCCAAACATTCCTTTGCAACGCCATCATACTCCTGACGAAGTTTGATGCACGTATCCATATCTTCGATTGGACCACTGCTGCCTTGCTTTGCTCCATCAGTAGGAGAACTTCTCCAAAGTGGAGTATAGATCTCAGGTTCATAGGTGACGTACCTACGACTGACCTCGTTCATCACAAGACCAATCTGATGCTTGCCAAGTTGTGCACGAACAAAGATTGGGCACTTGATGCGCAAACTAATCTGTGCATGACAGAATGGAGTAAAGTGATTATGCTTTGCAAGATATCGAATAAGTTTTGTATCTCTCTCAGACAGTTCTTTTTTATTAAATCCTGTCCAATTAGGATCGCTCTCCCAATAACTTTCTTTATTGAAAGAAACTCTTGCTGCATTAACAACACTCAGATCAGAGCCCATATAGTCCACTAGATCAACGTGTCCGTGATCTAGGACAAAGTACTTAGTCTGCTCCATTTTTATGTTCTGAATCTCGGTCATCTTCATCCTCGTCTACAAGTTCAACTCTTACACCATCAATCTTTGTAAAGTCCGCAGCGTATTCTCGTGCTCGGGACCACAGACCTGGGTCCATCTCTTTTACGTATTCACCGAATCGCTGCACAAAAGTAAGATAGGCTTCACTGGCCTTTAAGATATCTTCTTCTGTCATGTCTTCATTATCATCCATTTTAAACCTTCTTCCAGTAAGTATACTTCATTTTGGCTTTTAGTCCAGAATAAACATTGTTGATAATCAATTTTATGGTTAAATTGGTTCCATAGACCTTTACCATATCATTGACATCTTTCTTTTCTATTTCTTCGGGCCAGATTACTACATTTCGTCCGGCGTCAATATATCTACCAATCAGGTTGACAATTTCAAAGTTTCTAGGCTCGTTGTCAAACACAAACACAATCTTTGACTTTGCAATCTTTGCAGGCATAGTATCAAGCCAGCCAGCACCTTGCATTGCCACTCCATTGGGAATAAACATGGAGTCAATCGGGCCCTCAGTAACATATACAGTTTCCCGAGGGTCTACTTTATCTAGGTTGTACCAAAGCCGTTCTTCGCCGTCTTTCTTGAGGGTGATGTAGCGTATCGAATCCCTCTTTTCTTCAAAGGATCGCCCCTGTACGCCAAGTAGTGACCCATCCTCGTCATAGAACGGTATGACGAGTCTGTCTTCCTTGGTCCCTTCACGGTCAAAATCCGCCATGATCCGACTGAAATCAGAGCAGTAATAAAAATTGCAATACTTTTCTTCAGGAATTTCTCTAGATTTAACATACTTTACTGCCTTATGAGTTGGGTCGAGCAAGTCGAGCCGGGTTCCGAGATTCGTGAACATAGGTTGACGCACAACTGTTTCCTCTCGTTCAATCGGCTCTGGATTTTTGTCCTTGAAGTTTTCAAACGCATACTCTTTGCAGAGAGATGGGCTGACACTTTCAAGAACAGAATATAAATTACAAGCAATACCGCAATTGTGACATTTGTAAACATATTTTCCCTTGTTCTCAAAGAAATATCCCCTTGTCTTGGATCTATTTTTCTTTGAGTCGCCACAAGCGAAACATCTGCATGTGGCTAGGTTGTCTTTCTTCCACTTAAACTTCTGAAGGGCTCCAGAAACCATGTTCACATATTTCTTATCAATATATATGCTCATTTTGCAGCGTCTTCAAAAGTCCAGTTGACTGCCTTGTTCTTCTTCTTACCAAATTTTGGATCAAACGTAATTGGATCTGAACCCGAACCAAATCCTTCTTCACCAGTGTTGTTGGCCTCAACAAGATTATTGCTGGAGTTGTCAACATCATAAAATTTCATCTTAGACTTGTTTACGCCAACTAGGAACTTACGATTTTTTGTGGTATCATTACCACGATTCTTTAGTTGCTTGACAACCAGTTGGCCGGCTTCAGCAAGTTCTTCATTTTCAATCAGAGCAAAGAAGAAGTCTGCAGTCTGAGGCAGACCAAAGCTTTCGGAGGTGTCTGTCATCTCCATGTCGCTGCTCTTAGCACCTTCACGGTTAACCTGAGTAGCCGTCCAGAGAGGAACATTGAATTGCTTGGCAATACCACGAAGTTCTTCTGCAATGCCCTTGACGTAGGTGTAACTATTCATGCCGTTGCCCATCTTAAAACGAGCACATGAGCAGATGTTCAGATAATCTACAAAGATCACATCGGGTACAAACTTCTTCTTGATCTTCAGTTCTTCCATGAGCACTCTGAAGTGAGTAACGTTTGCAGCAGCGGTGGGATATTCCTTGATGATAAGTTTACCACGGCATGTGCGCTTAAGATTGTCAACCTTACTCTCGTACTGCTTGAGAGGCATCTGCTCAAGAACATGCATGTCTGTATCCAGAAGATTGGCATCAATGCGCTTGGCGATTTCTTCTTCAGCCATCTCAAGCGTGATGTACAGAACATTCATGTTTTGAGATAGGCAGGCTGCTGCATGATGGCAGAGAAATGCACTCTTACCAACACCAGATGCTGCCATGACAACGTTCAGCGTCTTCTTACGTACACCACCTCTGGTAATGACATTAAACATTTCCAGATCGAACGGAGTCCTCTCTTCGACTCGGTGATAATATTCATACCGCTCATCCACATCTTCAAGAAAATCATGCCCAACTCTTGTATCAAAGGATACTGAAAGGGCTTTTGACATAATCTCAGGAATTGCATTTTGGGTTTGCTCCTTATCTTTGCCTTCAATGATACCGATGGAAGCCATGATACCATTGTAGATAGCCTTTTCTTTACAAAACTTTTCTGTGTTCTCCACAAGCCAGTTAGTGTCTGACTTCTCACCTTCCTTGTACATTTCATCTGCAATAGATGAACACTTCTTAAACTCCATTTCTCCAAGACCCTTCTCATCTCCAAGAGAGATGAGAATAGCATCCTTGGTTGGAATGTTGTTGTACTTCAGAATGAACTTGCTCACGATATTAAAGACCGTTTTCTCGGCCTTGTCGTGGAAGTATTCATCCTGAAGGAACGGGACAACTTTGCGAGCATAGTCCTCATTGAGGACCAAGTTCTTTAAAATAACTGTTTCCATGTTTTTAGTATATCACTATTTTAGGCGTTGTCCAGAGGATCTTCGTGAACATCTGCTTCAAGATCTTTGCTAGTATCAACTTCGGCTTGGTTCTCAACAATATCAACAAATATTTCACCAACATAATCTGTAAAATCTTTATCTTGTTGATTAAAATTATCGGGAGACGTAATCATTTCAATATCCATGGTGACATTTAAATCACCTGTTTCAGTTTCATTAAATGAAATCTTACCATAACGGTAAACAA